GCAAAGCGTACATCTTCAGTTGCTAATGTCAATTTGCCACTATTATGTACAAAAATCCCAGCGGATAATGCAAAATTATGATGCCCCTCAATTGTTAAATCACATGTATCTTTTTGGTCAGTCAGATATTCTACTGATGTAACTTTGTGATTTACAACTGAAATAGCCTTTTTAACATCCCATTCAGTCATATCACTAAACTTAATGAGGGTACAAAATTGTTTCTTACTTAATTTATTTTCTATAATAAACTCTTCTATAGAAACTGATTGAGACAATTTATCAAGTAGCGTAATTTTTCTTAAGCGTGCTGGATATCCTTTTGCGAATCCTAATATTTCATTAAAGAAACTATCTACGGTGGGATATCCGTTATCATATATTAACTTTTCTATATATTGTTCACCACACCCCAATGTTTTACTAATGGCACCAATATTTCGAGTTCGTATTTTTTTAACACATAATTCTAAATCATTAAATGTTGGCAATGGATTATCAAATCCTCTTGATTTTCTTGCAGCTGCAATAACGAGATTCCATTTATCATACTTTTTATTTGCGTCTGCTAATGATGTTCTACGTGCACCAGTATCTTTATCCCACTTTAATTTGCATCGTCGAGATAATTCTTTCCCAGACATCGAATACTGAGCTAAATTCTTCATTAACTTTTCTTTAGATTCCGGATTATTCCGTATATAATTCATTCGTTCAACAGATTTTTTAGCTCCAAATTCAGCTGATTTCTTATAAGCTATAGCCTCAAGAGAATTAAACGTTTTTGATACTTGTTCCTGATGTACTATTGAATGATCATTAAATGTCATTCTCTGTAAATTTAATGGAGAATTATTAAATCGATTAAAATCTACATGATGCCTTATGATTAATTTATTTCGATCAAATTTACCAACTTTACCCATTCCAATTTGATTTAATTTTCCATGTACATATTCATCAACCAATTTATGTGTCCATATCCATGTATTAGTAGCTGGATTATATACCTGTTCATATTCTGACTTACCATACATCTTTTTCAGTCGTTTATATATGGGCATCAATGATTGACCACTAACTAAATCTTTAGCAAGCGTCCATGATCCATCTCTGATCATAAATGGATGGTCTGGAGTGCAATCCACTTGTTCACCATTATCAATCGTCACACGTACTAATTTTGCATTTTTTCTTGTAAATTTAGCGTCTATAATTTTACCAGGAACTATATTTTGAGTAGCTTCATCAATAGAGTATACATAATTTTGAACTCCACTATTATGATCATCTATTAACTCAGACATCATTTTTTCTTTTCCGTTTAACAGCGATATTTTAGTTTCTGGGACCAGACATAGCGATTCATCGTAGCCTAAAAATGCTTTCGGTATCTTCAATGCAGCAAACATCTTGTTCTTCAAATAGTTGATGTCATCAATGGAGTTGAATTCAAGTCCCGGCAATTTCTCAATCTTCGTACCATTATCACCACCGCGCACGGGGAGATAGAAGTCCTCTACCATATTCTGTAGATTGAACTTCATGTTGTAGTCACCAGTATTGGGATCAATGAGTGGTTGTTTCTTGGACTTATCAATGACGCGTTGAATATGCTTCTCAACTTCTGCAGATGGGAGGTTACCGACGTCAATGAAGAACATGCGCTTTTCTGGAGCGCGAGTGATGCGGTGAATCAACATGGCGTCTTCCATCAAGCTGAGTTGCTTCCATACGCGGCGTGCGGATTCGACCATGGACTTGCCATAGGGTAGGAAATTGGAGTCGGAGAGGAGTCGGAAATGCGCAATCTGGAAATTCTCAAACTCACTGATACCCATTCCCGTCATACCCGTAGTCTTGAATTTGACATGGTAGGGGTTTGACGCATCGCGGTCTTCGCCTTGACCCTCTTCACGTACCGTGTCGTACACCGAGAGCGGCATGACATTGATGATACCGAACTTATCATGGATATCCAGGTAGAGGAAATGGTCCCCATACTTACAATTTCCCACAAATATTCCACTGTCTATTGTAGCTCCTGATTTTGTATTTCCACACATAGCAAAATTATGACGATCGTGTTCTCCATTTGGACCTACAACAGTCATACAATAAACATCTGCGTCATCATCGAGAATTTGTACATACTTAACCTTATGATTTGTTAATTGTTTATTCTTACTATTGACTTCTCGCACTTTAGAATAAATACCACTGCACGCTAATTTTCTGCTATTAATTGAATGCCACAATGAAATGAATAGCTTATTACTATATAGCTCTCTGGCTATATGTTTTAATGGCATTTTATCCAATCGCTTTTCAATCATAGATAGCATTTCAGTGGACCATTGATTTTTCATCAACTCGCATCTGGAAGTTCTATTTTTTTCATTTGACCAAAAATCTAGCATACCCGTAGAGCGAATTATATTATGTTCTGAGTGGCGCGCTGAATTGTTATATTCTTCAAACGGAAGTGGATACAATCCAATCATATTTTCTGACAGCATCTTCTTTCTTTTGTCCGATCGTAACCATTTATCTATTCCCAGCATTCGCCTTTTAGTTACATCAGGCGAATGAAGTAAAGTTTTAGCTAAATTACGATGCAACTCAAGATGCGGATACCAACGCATACTCTCTAAATTAGATGGTGCATTATTGTATTTATTAAAATCCTTATGATGAATTACAACTCCACGTTCATTCAATTTTTTAATTCCAGCTGAATATGCAACAAGCCGATGCGTAAATTGGAATTTATTTAATTCTGGATTATATACCGCCTCATAATCTTTCATTTTATTATTATGATCTGATTGTTTATTTCTATAAAACGGCATTAAGCTGTCATTCGGTATTAATTCGTCGGCTCGTTTTTTTGTTCCATCTCGTAATATAAATGGATGCTCTGGTGCCACCTCAACATACGAATCATCATCAAAAATTACTTTAGCCATCTTGATAGCACGATAATTCTTATCACACCAAACAACCTTACCAGGAACAATTGTATTTGTTTTATCCTGAACAGCATAAATCCACTCTTCTTTTCCGTTCTTTATTCTATCGGATAAGTCTTTAATGGTAATATTTTCGCCCGATAAAAGTGGAATGGTTGTATTCCATTTTACTGGCATATTACGAATCCACGCATAGAGGTTGAATTCTATGTTGAGTACATCGTAAAAGAGGTTATGAAGAATATCTTGTATTTCGGAGTTTGGCGAGTTGATGAGAAGTAATTCACCGAGTTCTGATTTGACTGTACAATTGTGAGTATAAAGCTTAGCTCCGTTCTTTGCCTCTATAGCGAATATATGATTTTTACCAACATTAACCAAATCATACGCATCCTCAATACCAATTGGGGTCACTGAAATTACTTTATGATTTGCTGTAGCTAAAGATCCTTCTCTATAACAGCGACGTAATGTTTTAACATTAGATATTTTATATTTAGAACATATATCACCATTTAATACAAATATATCATTGCGTTTTAATTTGTATTTTTTCATCAATTCTCGATTTTTTATTCCAGCAAATACATCAGCAGTATATGCATCTATATCAATATTCTCTGGCCGATTATATGAAGAATTCCAATTTGGATTTTCTGCTCCCACTCGATGTATTCCAAACATTGGATTTTTTATTCCGGGCAATCCATACATTTTATTTCGTTCTATTTGAGTCATAGACGATGTAAATTCCAACATAAATTTACGTTGCCTATTTCTAACTTCCGCGCGATGTTTCGGCGTCCAATATTTTCTATGTCCCTCAATAGTCTTAATTTTATACTCGTGAATGCGATCTGTATCTGCCCATAATTCTTTATTGAATTGCGCGTGAACTTGCTTGTGAGCAATGTAATCTAGCCAAACTAATTCATTTGGATCATTATTTAGTTTGTTAAATGAAGAATGGTGAATAATTAAATCATCGACACCCCCATTCATCAATGCCATTTTTTCTTTTGCAAGAATAGAATTTGCAACTACACGATGAGTATATTTCCATTTTCCGGTTTCAAATATTTGTTCATATCCCGGCATAAATTTATTATCAGACAACTGAGTTGGCTTAGCTAAAATTGATTGCCCCTTAACTAACTGATCAGTCTGTACCAATCTATTATCTACACCAACCCACATATGATTGGCAGTAGCTTTTATTTTTGTGCCATCATCCAGCAAAATTTCATACATTTGTTTTTTACCATTATATGCAATATGACTACATTTTGCAGGACAAAAATCTCCATTTTTATCTACTGAATATACCCAAAAATCTTTAGTATTGGTATCGTAAAGATCTTTAATAGAAATCTTTTTTCCGTTAAGTAACGGAATAATTGTATCAGATCCCACGCATTCGTCAGAATATATATCAAGAGCCGATGCAATCAGGGGGTCCATATCCATGACGTCGTAGTCGCGAAAAAGTGTCAGACGTTGTGCTTGATATGCGGTGGTCATTTCCCAGCGGTGCTTATATCCCGATGTGTATAAACGTGAATAACGATCGTACAGTTGGCGATTGACCATCTGTGCAATATTATCGGTGTCAATAACTTTGAGTTTCTTGCCGCCCACGTTTCGCACGATTACGCCTGTAGAGAAAAGCCTTTTTAATCTATTGAATAAATCTGTGTTTGCCATAGTTACCTCTTATGTTATAGAACCTAATTTTATCTATTACGCTAACGGCTTTCTTACTATCGGTAAAGCTTTATTAACTTCCTTATTAAGAAGGCGACCCTTGCGAACTGGATTTTTCATCCACGGTTTCTTATCCTTCATATCAGCAGCATGATTCCGAGTTGCGGCAGCTCTCAGTGCTAATTTATTTTGAGCATTTTTATCTCCACCACGAAGAGCATCATATGCTTGACGATCTCTTGCGTCAGCAGCTGACTTATAAGTTTTTTGTTTCAATTCAGCTACCTTTTTAATTTCTTCGCGTATGATTTGACGCAATTCTGATTTCTTCATGCTATTTCTCCACATACATTTTGAGTTTTTTGTAGTATTCTGGATCTTCCTTGAGATGCGTCCATGCAATTTTTGCTACTACGCTTGGGTCACCGTGAGCTACATCCGTATCTGGATCTTTACCATGCTCAGATTCAATATCAAATCCATCCATAAAATCTTGTACGGTGAAGCTCACTTTAGCCCAATCAATACCAATAGCAGTCCCTAGCTGTTCTGCTTGAGACTGTTTGAGCATATTCTCCGAGATGAGAGATCGTATGTTACCTCTATATAAATAGTTAGCTGAATCTGTAATCCGCTTGTTGACTGATTTTCCGTATGCATTGCCGATCTTGACGAGACTCTTGATATCTACGTCAACCTTGATGACTGGCATCTTGATGTCACCATTAATTTGGAGAACTGCCGCCCAGCGATGATGACCGTCAAGAATATACCCACCTTTGGATATGATAATGGGCTTGGTCAAGCTGTCCATCGGCTCGGATAGCATACTTTCAATTTTGTCAGTATTGAGATTGCCTTGAGTGGGCTTCAATTTGTTGGCAGGAATCTTGAGAGCTGTACATTCTATATCATGGGACTGTAACTTACGTATAAAATCTACCACATGCTTATTCGGTATCTGTGGTAGTTGCTCTCTAGGAACATTCAGTCCCTTTGGTATGTCAATGATTGAACTCATAGATGCATGTAATCCGTTTCTGGAATACGATGAGCGTGGATTTTTGCGTGAGGAAATTCACCTTTGAGCTTGTTGACCGCATCAATATAAGGCATTGCGTCATCCCAGAAGTCAATATCATCAAATCCCTTGTGAAGCAATCCAGCAATATAGGCGCGTTTCTTTTCGGGTGCTGAGTTATTCAAACATACGATGGTAACACCACTGCGAATCCCAATATCAGACAAGAACTTAGCGATAGGCTTTGTGTTACCTCGGGCTGTCAAGATAAAGACGCGGGCGGTTCCCGATTGCAATGCGTTCTTGAGTTTTCCTGTATACTTCTTGATTTCTCTGGGATTGATAAGGTTATCACTATGAAATTCACGGAAGTCAAATTTATCGCCGGGTTCTTCAACGTAGTGAGAATACTCACCCGGAGTAAGGGTAAGTTTCTTACCATTCTGTTTGGTGATATATACTCTGGAGTCGGACACAGCCAGGGTGTTATCAAAATCGAATATTTTTGCTTTCATTCCGGCCATACTATGCTCCCGTAATGGTTAACGTAATAACCACGAAATATCTTCCAGTTCAGTGCCACCTGCACTTATCTTGAATGGGTCTGGACCTGTTCTCGGCCCATTATAGACCAATTCATGTGACTGATTGAGGTTGGTCATTTGGTCCATCAATCCACGCGTCAACTCTATACCTTCTTGATGGAGTCGTAGTGCGGTATCTCGTACCCATAAACCGATACACAATGACATAACTAAATCATCATTGTAGGTGGACATTGCTTCAGCCTTACCGTTCTTCCAGATGAACACTAAGATTTCACCCATCGAACGAGTTGACCGAATTCGTACAGACTTGTCGCGCATGTACGACTCGAGCTTAGATATAATTAGTGGACGAGTGCGTGAAGAAGTGGTGAAACCTGGAACCTTCTTCTTATCTTGCTGATAGAACTTGTTGTTGTATTGCTGTTCTACATCTACCCAATGTAAATCTTGAGTCATGTAGAATAAGTTGTTGTAGTTTCTATCTATAACTTGCTGCAAGACCGCCCAACCGTGGTTTGCATTTTCAACGATAAGTAATGCGTCATTATACTGCGTGCCCACAGCGACGAGCATGTTCGCAAATGTCTTAACATCGACTGCTCCCACATATTCTGCTACTTGAGTACAAGTTTCTGCATCAATAACATGGAATGCAGACTTATCTCCACCGTCACCTCGTGCTACGTCAGCACTGAGTATGTATGACCGCGCTACATTAGGCCATTCCCATATCCATAGATTACCGTCGAACCCAGTCTTTTGAGCGGGTTCTTCGGTCAATGTATTGTAGAACTCAAGAACTTCCGTTGGGATGACCGTATTACCACTTGAAAGAAAGTCTGCATCATGCTCTTGGCGTGCTAATAATGGGCCAAGGATTTCTTCTTGCTTAGCTCTCCATGCATCATCGTGATCCGGATGTACTCGCCAATCAAGTTTGATAGGATTAAATCCATTTGTTCCTGCTTCAGCTGCTTGCCATGTTTTATGAAAGAAATTGCCAACTCCGTTGGGCGTCGATAAAAGAATAACATTGTTACCACCGATAGATGACGCCGCTTGAGATGCGCCCCAGATGGTATCTATAGACTCAATATGCGCGCAATTGTGATGAACCACTCCATCCGCAAAATATTCCTCATTCAATGCCACACCATCAATAGAATATAATTCAATTTCGTTCTCCACAACGCTTACAGATTGCACTATCTTTGAACCATATAATATATCGCCCGCAATTAAATCTATAGCGCTTTTAAATTCACCAGACAGCATTTTAAATTTATGAGTCAATGAGGTTTTAAATTCATTACCACCTGCGAGAATAATGTGGCAAAATGCTGAATGTGTGGATTTTCGTATAGACGCAAAATCGCTCCAGCCCGAAGGTGTTAAAATTTCCCAATCGCTATTTAGATGTATATTCATACACTAATTCTCCGCAATCCCATACTCTATCGTATCCATTAATATTCATATTCTCCATCTCAGTTAAAGCCATATTTACCAATTTTAATTTAGTTGGCAATAAATGCTTCATAAATAATGATCGATGATACATCTTTCCGGATTTTATATACCAATATGACGGCATTGATATTCGCATTAATTTGAAACCAGTGCTTTCATATGCAATAACTTTATCTGACCAACGGCGATCTGCATATGAAATAATCTTCTTATTACGCAATTCAGCGTCAACTACATTGAAACAATACTTAAATAATTTAGAAAAAGCACCGCTTACCGTCCAATATAATTTAGTAGAAAATCTCATCAGCTCTGCTTGATTTTTACCTGAGATCCCAACACGGCCTCTAATGGAAATTGACATTACCGCATATAATATTTTATCACTTGACATCAATCCAATATGATATGTTGCAGGACTAAATCCTTGTAAATGATTCTGATTTAAAAATTCCTTAGCTTGTTTTGCTGTTATTCGTGTCGTTATCAATTTTCTAGCACCAATTTTGTTTGTATTTTTCTTTAATATGCTAGAAATTCTACTCTTAACAATATCTCGTTTTGTATTCCACTCATAATCCCATATATGAATCAATTTAATCCCCAATGTATTATAAAAATCAGTTTTATGTATATGGTATTTTGGTGTTTTATGCCCGACATACTCACTATGCCAATATACTCCGTTGCATTCTATACCCAACTGATAGTCGGGAAGGTAAATATCCAATTCTTGAAGTACTGACCCCTCGTAATTTCTAATATTTGATTTAACCGCATCTTCTCCTAGCAACGATATAATATATTGCCTAACTTCATTTTCCCATTTTGATATATAATGCGGCTTATTACATATGGTACATATAGGTTTATTATGCGTACTTTTCCAATTGTATATGAATTTCTTGTTACATACATTACATAGAATATGAAACCGGCGATTTAGTGAATTTTTAATAAATGATTTTTCTGTTAAATCTAATACAGTCAAATTTTGCACCTTACAATATTCCATTATATATGTGTAGAATCGTTTCATTTTTGGCAATACGGATTGTTTCGTATCTTTTCGTATCTTAAGATATGAATTGGCTCCATATCTTTTCATACAAGTAGACTTAATTTTATTCTTTACTACATCCGATTGTGTATGATGCACTACTCCATATTTTTGTTTAACTGTTATATCGTACTGTTTTTTATATTCCGGAGTTCCCGTGTAATGTTTCCCATATCTTTTTATATGCGTTTCTTTACCTTTTTCGGGATTAACATAATGGGCATTGCCATATCGTTCTAAACACGTCTTTTCCATTTTTTTTCTATGAGTGGACATTTGTCCAGCATTTATTACCCCATATTTTTTAATAAGTGCCGATATTGTATTTTCGTTACGTCGTTTAGAAACGTCTATATTATTCACCGCACAATTATGAGAACAATACAATTTATACCCATATATTATGTTAATAAATCCAGTGGGGTCTTTACACGTCGCGCAAGTTCCCTCCAAATTAGATCGCTTTAAATATTCATCATAATATTCTTGCTGTGTTATTCCTAATTGTTTTAAATGATATACAAATTGATGATGCGTTTTAAATTGTTTACCATCAATATTGGATATTAAAACCGATTCATACTGCTTCTTTTTTCTCTGCGACATTATATAAGTCCTCAAGATTAATTTGTTTTACTTCACCAGTAATCTTATTCCTTATATAAGTAGTATGATTCCCTGCCAAACATTCATCTATTATAAGAAGACTCAAACTTTCTGTACGCCCAGCATCTTCACTGGATGCGACAGCCTTAATTTCTGAACCATTCTTTAGTTGAAGTGATAACTTATTATCAGATGTAATCTTTCCACGAAGCCAAGACGGCAGATTTTGATGCATAATACGAAGTTTTTTTACAAGCGTCTTTGCCGTGTCCTGCTTTGTTGCGATAACTAAAATACTCTTATCATTATGAAATAACATTAACCATAAAGAATATCCGGCAATAACGGTAGTCATGCCGATTTGGCGCCCCTTAAGAATTATGTTTAGATTATGTGTTTGAAACGCAGTAATAGCATTTTCTTGATAATCATAAAGATCGAATCGTATTTTGCCTCGATCTGGATGTTGAATGATTGCATACTTACGAAGAAAATATGCTGGTTCCATGGCGCATCGCTTATATTCCTTGGCAATCATATCACGAAGTTTGTCACCCTGCGAGCTATTTGTTACTGGTTGTGTCATAAAGTCTTGATAGCTATAACACCAACAATCGTGACTATAGCTCCTCCTAAGAAAGATGTTATTCTGCTCGGACAATGGAAGAATAGAATCTTACATTCCTTCGGTTGATTTGCAACAAGCGTATCAATGCGAAGATTGAGAGATTGTATTCGTGTTAACGCTCCACCTAATAAAACCCTTGTTGAGTCCAACTGAAACCTCAATGTATCTACAGCAATAGAATCATTGACAAATGC